TACGTGTACCAGCGCGATTGTGTTAATCGAATTCCCGGTGTAACTTATGACTGCATTAGCGTTTACGTACCCCCCGGTGCCAACATCTTCAATATCTGTCTTGTCTATCGAGTTTGAGTTGCTCTGGAAGAATTTGAAAGCATACGGGTAATTCCTCATCTCGACACGGTTTTCGGAGTAGAAGTTCTCGCCCCCATTGCCGCTGTTGCGCGTTCCGTTTACAGAGTCAATCCACGGATTTATGGACTCGAAAGCCCCACCCTCGGGCATATCAGACCCAGAGTTACCGTCTATATAGTTGTGGTCAACCATCGTCGCGGCGCTGTACATCTGCGTTAGCGTCGCTCGGCGTATCTTCGAGAAGTTATTGTTTTCGATTTTTGAGTCGTACCCTTGCCACGCTGCAAGCGGACTATTAAGAGTCACAAAATAGTCGCTTGTTCCTCCGAGAACCAAAGCATCCTGCACAAACCCGGTGCCCCAGAACAGATTGTCGTGGATGTTAAGCGTCGTGCCGGTAGAACGCAAAAAAGGAAGAGTATCGCTGCCGGAATCGTATAGTGTGAAATGATCCATCTCGAAATACCCCATCCCATACGTCTCGATCTTGGCGAACGAGCCGCCGGTGACCGCAGCGATGTTGATCGTCAGGCCGGTGCCCGAACCGGGTTGTGCGCCCCCTGTTGAAGTTGCCACATTCTCCGCAACCGTGCAGGACGTTCCCTTATTGGAGATGTACACCTGCTCCACATATCCGGTGTGCGTGAGTGTTGACAAGGCGCGGCCAACTGTATAGCTACCTGTGTCCACAACCTCGACCGTGTAGGTAGTGCCAGAGCAGGTTCCGCCAAGTGTCCCTGTATCTCCTACCGCGTATCCGGAACCCCCCGCGTCCACAAACGACTCCGCGAGAGGGCCGGTTACTCCATTTCCGCCATATATCATCTTGAGCATGGTTCCGGTCCAAGGAGCAGAGGCAGAGAAAGGCACACGCCTCTGACCGTTGCGCAGATCTGGACTTGTACCCAGCCAATGAATCGGAGCCTGCTGCGAATACGGATCGCTATGGGGATAACTAGGTACAGCCGTGTTGTTGTTCGGCAATACAACATGGCCCGCTATGACACATATGCCCACCGGAAAACGAAGAGTGCCTCCGCCAGCCGTAGCTAGTGCCGCATCCGCAGCATTGAGCGCAGCAGTGTCATCGGTAGTTCCATCGCACTTGATTCCTACAGCGCGGGCATCCACGATTGGCCCGGTACTTGATAACGTAGCGCCAGCCGCGAGAGTGCCTGGAAACGTGCTGACCTGCGAACTTGTGCCAAGTGTGCCGGTTTGGGTTACGCCGGTAATGTTGAGGTTCGCCCCTGCTGCCGTGGAGGAGCCGGTGCCGCCGTTGGCTGGTGGAACGATACCTGCTGCGACAGCCAGTGAGGGTGTAGTCGTTGGATTTGTCACGGTAGGCACTAACCATGAAGGCCATGAGCCGGAGGGCGCACTAAACGTGCCAACACCGCTTCCTGCGCCGCCAATCGGATCAGGTACGCCATTCACGCAAACATATTCCTGCGTATTCGGCCATCCTGCCAGAAATACAGGCAAGGAGCCGGAACAAGTTGTAGGCACCGTCGGATACGACACCAGTCCGCCATAGCTCGGATTCACGACCCACTGCCATGCCAGATTGTAGTAGCTGCACGTATAGACCGTCGCAGGGCTGGTGCCTGTATTCGTGTAGAGAGCACCCGCGTTTGCAGATGTGCAATAGGGAGGCGGCGGCGGAGTGTTGCCGCTCGTCTGCGCATGGATGGGGAAAGCCATGCAACCGAGAAAAATTAGTGCTGCAAATATCCGCTTCATTGCGTTCTCCTTAGTATCCGTCCGCAGACCAGTAAATTCCCTCAGATGGATTTGACCCCATCTCAACACCAAACTGTGTGGTGGTGACACTCCCGTTTGTTATGGAAGGAAAACCAATTCCACTGCCATGCGTAATGATGGCCGAAGCAACTACAGAAACGCTTGAAGCGTTACTAAAAGGCGTGGCGAAGGGGATAATAGAGCCGGTAGAAATAGTTCCCGAAACGGAACCCCATTGATGGATGCGTCCGGTAGGGTCTTTTACCCAATACCCGTTGCCGTTGCTCCCCGAAGTAAACCCATTCGCCGCTGCCGTCACCTGACCCGCTGCGTTCACCGTAATATCAGCGCCGATATAACTTCCTGGTGTAACCCCTGTCGGCGTGATCGTAGCGGCTGCGCTGCCCGGTCCTGTCGCCGTTACCGGCCCGGTGAGCGCCGTGATTGCGTTCTCATCTGCACTGGCCCATCCCGCGCCGCCCGTATCCGGGTCAGTCACGTTGTTATCTGTAGTGCTGACCCAGTAACCATTGCCGCTGGCCATGAGAACACGAGCACCCTTCGGGTATCCACCGATAGCTGTTTGGAAAGCAGAATTGTATGGGAAACCACCACCCGCGCACATCCAAACGTCCACGGCTGACATTTGGAACAAAATCCCGTTCATGTCGGCTTTCGCGGGAGGAATTCCGCCAGACGCGATAGGCGTAGCGCAGAGCGGTGGAAAGCCATCTGTCAAACTGGCAGCGCCTGGAGTAATCCCCACCTGTGATGCAACAGGGATAGGATTCGTCTTCGATGAATCTCCAGTTGCCCACGCCTCTACGATTTGCGATGGTACGCTACTCAACTGCATTGTCTCTCCTCACGCTACCGCATAGGGGTTGCCGACAGACATAAAGGGAGCCTGCCCAAACGGAGACGCCCCATCGGTCATGCCACTGAAACCAAACACAGGAAGAGGCGAGTTGACCATCCACCCGCCCACGCCCGCCGGTCTCAAGAAAATACCGCTCTGAGTAATAATATCAATCTCGAACGGCGCTAGAACAAACTCAAATTGATAACGAATCTCCATATTGCCGAGATCGCTGACGTAGGCTCTTCCCCGCCCTGCCATCCAATCCATGAGCAGGGTGTTGATGGAATAGGAGCTTGCCCGCGAAATGTTGCTCAGAGCCTTGAGCAGAATCAACTCCAAATACTGCGCGTCGGTCAGAACCGTTGCGGGATTCGTGGGGATGATTCTTGAAACGCCAACCACGCGCCCCCATATATCAAGCCCAAAGCCTTGCGCTGTGTCCACCTGCCAGACGTGCGTGAGGAAAGCATCCAAGTCTGCGGCTGGATCGACTGCGGCATTAAATGAGTTAATGAGCGCTAGGATAGTGGGCGAATTTGCATATTCCGAGATTATTGTGGACTCAATGTTTTGCATATTCAGCCTCCCTCTTCCTGCGCTCGTGCTGAGCCTTCTTCATTTTATTCGCGGTATCATCGGATGGATGATTCCCTTTATGAGAAGCAGACAAGTTGTCCCTATGCTCTCCAGTGAACATCTTACCCTTTTTGGCGATAGACATCTTCGCCTTAGTTTCTTCTGTATGCTTCCTTCCCAACATCCCTTTGTTGTTCTTCCTAAGAAAAGCCTTTGTCTCCTCCGATAACTTCTTCCCCCGATTAGCTACCGCTACTTTCGCATTCCATTCTGGAGTATGCTTAGTTCTTCTGCTTGCAAGACCTATTTTGTCTTTATGTTCCTGAGTTAGCTTGCACCCTTTGCGACTCGGCGGAGAATGCCTTTTTGCTGCTAATGACATTTTCTTTCTAGTCTCATCCGAAAGAACGAAAGATTCCGTTCCTCCTCCTAGTAAGTTGTAACCGTGTCCAGTTGAAGCAAATGTCCCGTAGAAATTTATGTAATGAACTTCTAGATCGTTAAGTAAAAGAGCATCACAAAACACTACTTCCGTGACAGAAAAGTTCTCAACCCCATATTTACGAATCGCAGAATGAAGGGCGTGTCCCTGACCAGATTTAGCGTCAAACTTGTGCATATTCCAGCGTGCAGAGATTGTTTGGATCGTCTGGCCGATGTACCCTTTGCCATTGACGAGGTTCCGAATTAGATAGATGTGTCCGTTCATATAGCGCTCACCACTACATCGACGGCTGAGAGCGTGGGAGCTTGGTCAATCCCCATTGTCACATCGTTAAGCGTCGCCGGTCCAGAGAGGCCCACAAGGATGCTGACAAGAGACACGCCGGGAACCGCTGCAAATATGGCCCCCGTGTAACTCAACGCCAGAATCATTGAAGCAATTCCGGCAGGCGTGTTGCCGTTCTCTCCGTTAAACTGAGCGACAATCGCATTCTTAATCAGCGTCGCATAGTCTGACGGCAACGACGCGGCATTAGTGACGGTGACTGCGAAATATACAGGCGTGCCCGTTGGGATATTGAACGTCACCGCGTAGGCTGGCTGCGGGGCTGCGTATCGGGTATCGTAGACGGTTTCTGTCGTGTTCCCGTTGTAGTTGCACCCGCCGTCTTTTGCGTTCCAGATTGCTTGTGCGATTGCGCTGGCCGAGCCGCCAACGACCGCAACATAAATCGAGTGCGGGGCAAGGGGATAATTTGTCGATCCATAGTCCACCGTGTTTCCTGAAGGGTTGTCAATCACATAGCAGTCGAGAACGCCCGCGACGGCATAGACGTTTGCGAAAATGGCATCTGTCGTCCCATGGCTATTGAGAGCCACTGAGTTCTGCCGGCGCAACTCGAAAGCCTGAGAGCTTTCCACGTCAGAGCCTAGAATCCCCGCTGAGGCGTTTGTTACCGTATCCCAGCCCGGAACTGTCTGGTATAGCTGCGTAAGCGCACCAGCAGGGCAAGGAATCGGCCCTGTGGCCACATTAGCGAACTCTGCCGGTACCGTTCCGTCCATCCCAATGTTCACAGAGCCAAGAAGCTGATAGACGTTCTGAGAAGTGTCGAGAGCAAGAACGCCAGCCGGGATATAGCTGCCCGGAATTCCCCCAATGGTCGCAATCACTACCGTGGAAGAGGCCGCATTGCGCGTCATAAAGTAGAATCTTCCGATTGCGTCCTGAAATCTCCCCTCTGCGTACTGGGGATCAATCTGGTTTACAACGTAGGCTATGGCGCTGTTCTTGTCTGAGATGATTGCCGAGTTGCTAGAGGCAATCTGGCCTTGAGGTGTGGAGAGCGAAGGATTTACGCCCCCGCCAAAAGCATTATTGATGTCTGACTGCTCACCGGCAAGGATCGCCGCATCAGTCGGTAGAACGACGCCGGTCGCGAGCCATTGAATCGGCGGTACGCTTGTGCTCATCAGATATTCACCGTAACGCTAGTCCCGTCCGTGGTTTTGAACTGCACCTGACCGCTGACCTCGCGGCCCGCAATTGAAGTGATGGTCGTGTTGGCTGTAGCCACTCCAGGAACGCTCAATGCCGCGTTATTCAATGCCGTTGTGACCTGTGATGACGTGGGATTCTGGCCTAGAAGTTGCTGCCAATAGGCCACGCCTTGCGAAGTGTCGTACCACAATTCTCCCAAAAACAGTCGTATAGCACTCGCAACATCTTGCGCTACAGCATAGGGAGGCGCAGCAAGCGCAATCGACCCGTTGGAGTCTAAACAAAGGTCCCAGGCTTTGATGTCCAAAAGCAGCGTATTGGCTGGCGAACCCATAAAGCGATTTTACCCCTATCCTTTCCTACACACAATCACGCCCCACTGAGGTAAAAGCAGATTGCTGTTCCGATGATTCCTCCGTTGGAGGCCACGAGATAAATGTCCGTTGCATCAAACCCTGTTGGCGATTGCAGCCATATTCGATCATTTGTCGTGCTGGTTCCTGTCGTAGCCATTTGTACAGACACGGCCAGCGGAGCAACAGAGAGGCCATGCGCCACGGTAAACTTCCCTCCCGCAGTGGGAGCCAATGCCACGTTTGCAACTGATAACGTGCTTCCGATTGGTTTCCACCCCGCGCCGATTCCAGTTCCGCTCCCTGTGCCTACAAAAACCTCATTTGTGTCCGTGGTGTACGCCAGAATCCCTACCTTGCCAACCGAGGAAAGCAACGCCAGATTCGCCCGTGTTCCTTGCAATAGTTTGTATGGGGATGACATTAGAATGTACCTCCATTAAGAGGCGCTATACTCACATCAGAGCCAGTGATGGTAACTACACCCGTTGCCGTGATATTGGCAGTCCCGGCGATGTTCGCAGTCAGTGTTGGTGCAATGATTGAGACTTCTCCCGACCCCATAAACTCAATCGAAGCTCCCCCGACTGACATTTTAAGGTTATTAGGCGAAGTGATTGCAATCCCAGCTTCCGAGAACTTAATATACTGTGTGGGCGTTCCGTTGAGCAACCCCCCAAGATACATTCCATCTGAGAAGTCGTGTGTCCTAAAACTTCCGGGATTCGCCTGCGCTTTCGTGCTTTTGACGTTCGTGATGTCTCGGCTGGCAAAGACTGCAATCCCAATATCTCCAGGCTGCGGATCAATGATGATTGCGTTAGCCCCACCTTGAACTCGCAGGTATGGAAGCCCGTACATCGTCAGGTGCGGAGTGCCTACCATCTGCCCGCCCGCGCCGATGCTTACCTGATTCGCCAAAATCTGTACATCGACTGTTCCGACTGGAGAAAGCCCACCATCATTTGAGCAAGCAATCACCTTGACGATTGTCGCCGTCTGCACGTTTGCGAGAGCTTGCTCTACAACAAAACGGATATTGTTATAGACTCCCCATAGACTTGAAGGGCGCAACATACCAAGAGGATTGAATGAACTCATTATGATCCTCCCCCCACTTTAGTCGCATAACAGTTAAGTGTAGACTGCCATCGTCCTCCTTGGATTATACTTTCAAGCGTATGTGAAATGTTGTGGACATTCCATACACCCGATGCAACTGTGATTTCTGACTGTACAGAGATATTAGCCCCGGCGATAATGTCAGGGTTAAAATAAGTGTCGATTAAGATTCCGTACATATTGAAAGCCGGGTATCCGATCATGCCTGTCGATGCGGAAACGAGAGGGAGAACTGGATTCTTTCGAGATGCGCCCGCAGGGCATATCGCAAGTATTCCTCTGTCAATGTACATATCGAAGTTATACGCCAGCATTAAAGTCTGAGCCTGAAAAAATGCCGTATTCCCTAGATACGTGCCTTTGGGAATCGTTGTGTTTACTCCGTTATTCTCAAATACAAAACCCATCTGTTTAGCTAACTGTCCCATCACTGTAGCGACTGTAGTGTTGCTTGCAAGGCTCAGCGGGGTTACTGGGGTAAGTTGCGCTGCCAGTGTTGCTGATGCTTGAATATCAAGAAAAACCTCTGGCATTGCTTGATAGTTTGCGTATGCTTGGTTAATGGTTCCCTGAAAGACAAGCGTAGATCGCTGACCATCTATCGCGGTCACATAAATAGTTGCCGGTGGCCCAAGTTGCGGTTGCTGCATCCATGCAAAATAAGTTAGTTGAGTCATGTCACTTTGGCTGAGGCCGAATATCCTGCACTGCATATTCCCGCCCATGAACGTGCCGCCCATGTCAATGCTTACGCTTACGCGCAACTCTGAGAATATAAGAGTGTTGGTGCCATTTGCGAAAGTCTTCCCTGCACTGAGAACAATCTTGATCTGCAACTGCTTCTGGTTCGCAAAAGAGGAACTAGGTGATCCCATAAGTCACCTCGTCTGCTGAGTCGAGATAAAGCAGTACCCAGCGTGTCCCCAGCCCAGTGTAGATAGGGTCGCTTGTTCCTTGCGTATCGAAGAATAGCAACCACCCGTCGAATCCAAGGTACGCAGTAGGCACAAGCGACACTAGATTCTTGCACTGCACGGCATAAGCTATTTGTGTTCCGCCAACTGAAAGGTCAGAGAACATACACTGATTCTTGACGTAAATAGAGATGACGCAGTTTTGCCCATCCAAGACTACTTGGAGTTGCTGAGAGGGAACGGATTGGAGATTTATTTGCTGCATCATGCACTCGGAGGCGTTATCCCTAACGCATTTTTTATCCACGTCATCGCGTTCTGTAGTGTGCCGGATGATGGTGTGGATGGTTGTGTCTGCCCGTTACTCACACAAGGAGAACAGGACGGAGATTGAGGCGTAGGGGTAACCTTCTTTGGCTTTCCCGGAGTCACTGGTGAAGGAGTTGGCGTTACGCTCCCCGGCGTATTTGCATACGAAAGAGTGACCTGCTTTACCTCTTCCAGCATCACGTCAATCAGAAGCATTGTCGCTCCCTTGTTCGACATTCTCCGGTATGAATATCGTGCGATGGTGTAGCCGTCGTACTCGGCATCAGGAGTAATTACATTCCATAAGCTCGTATCTCCGCAGGCTAACTCCAGATTAGCGAGTAAGTTCCACTTATCGACCTCACTTCCGCTGAACGCCAAAGTTACTACGGGACGTGCGGGGGTCCATATCTTGTCATAACCAGCAAACGATCCCGTTTCAACAGGAAACGTGGAAACAGTAGACTGCCGAGAGTAGTCAAAGGAATAGGTTGAAAGAGTTCCCACTGTAGCAGGCGTGAAAAATGGTTTATTGTCTTTAGCCGAGAATATCCCCCATATCGGCTCCTGCGATGAAATGACTAAAGGCTGGTTTGAAGCCAAACTTATGTTGATCGACGGGCTTCCCGCTGATGTACGCGGAATGGACGGCACTCCGGGATAATTTGGGACATCTGGATAAGGTATAAGTGGCATCACAGTGACCCCGAATTGGCCGGACTTACTGTCAGCCAATCCATGTTCCGGCTCATATCCTTCCAGATACTCTGAGCGTCTGTCGCCAGAGTGTGAATGTCGATATGCCCAATGTGCGTAGCGCGGCTGTTGTCGTTGCTGGAATGACTCGTATTTGTCGATGAACTGACAGAGGATGGAACACTTGAGGCATCAGGTATTCCATTAATCAATTGCTCTGCATAGACGCCTCGCTTGGCGGAATCTCCTGCCATATCTTTCGGACGCTCAAATCTCTGCGTTACGATTGATGCGGCATAACGAGCGCCGGGAGATGAACTTGTATCAATCCCAAGTCCTTTCATTTCCGTAGCCGCAAAATCCAACTGTTCTAAGTAGTTAGAATTCTCAATGCCGTGTCCATATCTTTTTCTGAAAGCATCCTTACGAGCTTCGTCATGCAACTGAAAAAGGCCAAACGAAGTTCCATTGTCTCCTACTGCCTTGGGATCGTATTTGCTCTCTCCCCACGCAGATGCAGCCATTGCAGCCGCCCAGTCCTTGCTATATCCTTTATCTAAGAAGTATTTTTTAATTTGTTCCGCAGATAAATTCCCTTCTGAGTTAGCCCCTCCCGTTTCATTGATTTTCCAGCCTAATAGCCCTTCAGGAGTTGCATTATTCCACCACCATGTCAATCCCTTTTTCACGGCTCCATCAGGAACCTTGATCCCCATCTTGCGCAGCCAGTTCTCAAAACGATCTGTCGCCTCCTCAATTTTGTCTCCCAACCACTTGAAAGCGTCTGCGGCCTTGCGGATATTTACCTCAAACTGCGTCCAATCGAAGAAACTATCACCCCCTTGGCTCCACTTTGAATAATCCGAAGTAAGACCCACGAACGCTGCTGCGAGGGCTGCTATGGCCGCTACAACGAGCAGGATGGGCCATGTAACTCCAATCATGGATAATGCTAGTCCAAAACACGCAAGTGATAGGGCAACCGTTGCCGCCGTCACTCCAGCAAAGAATGACAATACTGCGGTCTGGTGGGCTATGCACCAATTCAGTCCTCGCGTCAACAAATCAAACACTTTTTCAAGAATGGGTGTAACTTTTTCAAGAAGGTCGTATCCCAACTTATTGAACTGTGCATGAAGGATAGCAAGTTGCTCCGTCATCTCCCCGGCGCTTGCTGACTCTTTATCTGTGACAGTAAACTTGCTTGCCTTATCCAGCATTGCGAGGAATCTGCCGGGGTCTTGAAGGAGAAAGTTTGCAACATTCTCTGGCATATTAGCATGGCGGAACCAAGATAACTCCCCTACGCGATTTCCCGGTCCCATTTTCTGCGCCCATTTTGCCATATCTTTGAGCAATTCAGTTGCAGGGCGAATCTTTCCAGATGAATCGCGCAAGGCGATACCCATCTGCCCGATTACTGGAATGAGGGATGATCCCAGGCCGTTCGCAAGATTAGCGCATTCGTTTGTAAGGTATGAAATATATCCCTGCATTTCCTGCGCAGAGCCGCCCACCATCGTTGCGGCGATTCCCCACTGCGAGAGAGTTTGGACGGGTATATTCAGATTTTTAGAAAGGTAATTCAGTTGTGTATTCGTCTTTATTGCTTCCATCGTGAACTGGCGCAATGCAACAGTTCCGCCAATCAGCGCAAGGAACGCGGCCATCTTCCCGGCAAGAGAGGTAAGCTCCTCCCCTGTGCCTTTAGCCGCTTTGGATACTCCGCCAATCCCCTTACTGGCCGAGTCTCCGCTTTTTTCTAAGTCTTTAAGTTTCTGGCGAACGCCGGGAGCCTTCGCATCTACATCTTTCGCGTCAAGGCCAAGCTGGACAATCAAACTGTCAATGACAGTGGGCATGGCCTATTCCCTCTCATTCGATGAATCTACGGCGCAAATCTCAAGAAGATTATGGGCATCCTCCTCGCCGTAGATCGTTTGCAATTCATGTAGCGTCGCCAATCTCCGCCCGACTATGACCCCGATGATTTTGGGGACATTCGCGTACCCGGCTTGTGCTTTAGCGCCCCCAGCGTGGTGCCGAGCGATTCCGAGAGGCCGGCGGCAAGAGAAAAATCCAGGTGAAGTTTCAGGACCTCCCACTTGAGTGTGAGCAGTGTTTTTACTTCCTCGACTTGACTCTCAAAAAGCGGATATCCTACCTTGACCTGCGGCTTCTGGAGATTCGGAACAAACTCAACGCACTCCATCAATTCGGCGAGTAGCGGCCTGATTGCAGTAGAGGAAATGGCAAATAGTTTCTTGAGTCCGATTTCCGCAAGCGCCGCCATGCCCAACTCTAAAGCTCCGTCGGGAATCTCCACGTTAGCCGCTCCAAGAGCAAGCATCACACGGATTGCCCAATCCTCAGCTTTCGTCGCTGGCATTTCGGTGAGCAGAAAAGATTTTCCCTTGTCTCTGCCCTCCGAGTCTACCGTGTACGTCGATGTTTTGCGCATGATCTCCTTACCTCACTTACACGATGGACGGGATAATAGAACCCCAATTGATAGAGAACTCGCGGGGTGTGAGTACCTTCCCGGCTGACGGAACAGCGTTGTAATCCTCCAGCGTTCCCTTATTGCAAACGTAGGCTTCGCCGGTTGCGGGCAACAGAATGACGGCGCTTAGATACAGCACGTCACGCATTGCAAGCTGAGCGGCATAGATAGCCTCGAAGTATTTCACGCTGGG